CATCCGGCGGCACTAAGGAAGGGAACACCATGATCTTGAGTAGCACCTATCCCCATGCTGACAACAACCTCCGCGCGGCGCATTCTGCCGCATACGCCGCCGGTGATGCGCTGGGCAACTGCTGGGACGCGGAGTCTCAGGCCCGGAACACGGCAAAAGTAGAACTGCTTGCAACCTTACTAAATGGGATGCCACGCGAAGATACCGTAGAGGTACTGTTCAGTCTGATCGTCGCGGTCCAAGATTCCGCAACGCGGCCCCGATTAGGGGAGTAAACGCCGCTAGGCGGGGAGTCAAATCCCCGTCTGGCAATCCGGCAATCGCCGGTACTAAGGAAGGAAACACCATGAAAACAGTAAAGACAACGCGACGCACTAACCTCGCCCCCGTCATTACTCACGGCCTATCGTTTCGCAACAGCACCGGCAGTCTGTACGGATGCCCAGCGGACGCGGCCTACGGCCTACCCGGATGGCTATCCGGCGACGAACGCGAGACATGGCACAATCAGCGCGGCGACATGGATTACGTCATCGTGTCATACGGTACGCCAATCGCGTGGCGTACACCTAGCGGATGGTACACCGTAGAGCAGCGGTTCAGCGTTACCACGTCGCGGCACCAATCGCAGGTCCGGCAAGCCATCGCCGGGATCTAGCAGCGCAACACCGCTAGACAGTAGGATCAAACCTCTGTCTAGCAATCCGCCAATCGGCGGCACTAAGGAAGGAAACACCATGAATAAGACAGCCCACTCCGCTAACATCGCGCGGCTACTGGTAATGCGCGACACGTTGCGCGACATGGCGGGAACGTATGAAGACGCCGGGGTTTACACACTGGCATACGAAATACAACCCGCATGGGAGGCCGTCGAGGTCGCACTATTCGAGGCGGAATCCGTCCGCAGTATTTGGGAACCGCTTGTCTAACGCCACTGGGCAGGGAGTCAAATCCCTGCCCGGTTATCCGGCAACCGCCGGTCTAAGGAAGGAAACACCATGACACAACGCAGCGAAGAGATGGCTATCGCACTGCGAGTATCCTGCCCCAGCATCGCGCTGGGCAACGGGTTTGCATCCCACGCCTACCAACGCGCAGCGGTTATTGGGTACCTTGCACTAGCGGACCGATCCGGTATGCGCGATGTCGCAATGGGGTATCTCCGGGAGGCAATGCGGACGAATCTCAACTGGCAGACGACAACGCAGGCGCACTGGCGCACGAACGTTAGCCGCAGGCCGCAACGCGGACGACACCACGATTCGTGGCAACTGCGCGAAAAGTACGCGCGGGGTACCAATAACGACAGGATCTACGCGGACTATGCTCGCAACGTACGCAGTAGGTTTGGGCTGTAATCGGGGCGGCAGGGAGTCGAATCTCTGCCGCACCAATCCGGCAACCGCCGGTCTAAGGAAGGGAACACCACGATGGCAACGTACACCGTTCACCATGACTGCGGACACCAGTGGGTAGCCGTACCGATAGCCGCCTGTATCGGGAAAGATATTAGTAACTACTCTTACCGCGACCGATACACCGCGTACTTGGAAACAGACTCCGACGCCGCGCTAGTGGTCAACACTGACGACACGTTTACTAGCGTCATCCATGAGGGCGACTGTTTCATCCGCAACCTCGCACGATTCTAAACCACCGCTAGGCACAGGGGTCGAACCCTTGTCTAGCCATCCGGCAACCGCCGGTCTAAGGAAGGGAACACCATGAGTGAAACCGTAACCGCCACGATCATCATCGTCGGCAGCGGACTAGCCTTCGTCCCCGTAATCATCATCCTATGGGCGCGAATCTAGACACCCGTTAGAAATAACTCTAACGGAATCCTTACAACTACGACAACACCACCGCACAGGAATGCGGTATCGTAAGTAAGGATAAACGGTAGCACCCGCTACCAGAATGAAAGGAACACCATGAGTGCAGGAATCCTAGACAACGACCACGCGTTCTACGGAGGGCGAGAACCGGCATGGCACCGGCTCGGCACCGTGATCGACGCGGACGTTGTAACCGCAAAGGAAGCGATGGACTTGGCCCGTCTCAACTGGACCGTCGAGCAGCACGAAGTCCACGCGCACATCCCGACCGGCATGGACACGCCAGACCTGACCACGATCATCCCCGGCAAGGTTGCCAACGTCCGCATGGACACGGGCGAGGCGCTGGGAATCGTCGGCGGCAGGTACCATGTAGTGCAGAACTCCGAAGCCTTTGACTTTTTCGACGAGATCATCGGCAAGGGCGACGCGCACTACCACACGGCAGGCAGCCTCTACAATGGGCGGAAGATTTGGGCGCTCGCCCGACTAAACCGCGACATCTGTATCGGCGGCGACACCGACGAGAAGATCGACCCGTTCGTCACACTTGTCAACGGACATGACGGCAACACCGCAGTCAGCGTGTACACCACGCCGATCCGCGTCGTCTGCCAGAACACGTTGCAGTGGAGCATGGAAGGCACGAAGAACATGTGGAAGGGACGGCACACGCCGAGCATCACTGACAAGGCGCGCGACGCGCGTGACATGCTCGGGTTCAGCAACGCCTACTTCGACGAACTGCAAGCATTGGGCGACAGCCTGATCGTACAGAAGATCGACCGCGTATCGTTTCAGCGGATGCTAGACATGCTCGTGCCACTGCCCTTGCCGAAGGACGAGGACAGCACACGCGGATTGACCATCGCAGAGAACACGCGCGAGGCTATCCACATGGCATGGGACGTGGACAACCTCGCCAACGTGAAGTACACGAAATGGGGATTCGTCCAAGCAGTCGCAGAGTACGTTGACTGGGGCAAGAATCATCGCACCGACGAGAAGTTCCTAGACCAGAACGTACTAGGCGGAGCGACCGTACCAACGCTCAAGGATCGCAGCATCAAGGTGGCACTGACCGCCTAACCGGAACGGGGGACTGGGCAATACCGCTCAGTCCCCCACCAGAACGAAGGGAAACAAAATGAAAGTTACAAGTAACAGGGCCGTTGAGATTGCCCAAGGTATTACCGAGATGTACAACGCCGCAAGGCAATACGGCTTGTTCATACTGGCGGAGGGAAACGGCAGCGACGAAAGGTCGCAGTGGTTTACGATCCACGCGGGAGACACCGACAACATCGTGGATGTTTGCGACAGCGTAAGCACCTCGTTTGGCGGAGACTTCGGCACCCGGTCGGATTCGGAAATCGTGTACGCCACCGCCAACGCTCGGGGGTGGGACGTACAGAAAGATAACGATGGGCAACTCGTTATCTACACCAACACAGGGGACGGGTTCGCCGGAGAAGATAACGATGGCTAACATCTACTGGTACAGCCTTGCCGATGGATCGTTCGGCACATGCAAGGCGTGTGAGTTCATCATCATAGACGTGGATAAACTTACACCCGAGCAGGCGCGACACATCTACGAGGCTGACGTGGACGGAGACGAGCAGGAACTAGCAGACGCGCTCGTCGGGATTCAGTACGAACAGACAGGACTAACCGCACGACGAGAACGGAGCAGAGCATGAGCATCTGGGATGTAGAAGTAATCTACCCGGAGACGTACGCACGAATGACAGCGGCAGAGCGGGTTCGCCACAAGCAGATGGACGTATCGTGGAAGCGAGCAGCAGCACGATCCCGAGACTACCGCGAGCAAGGCAACCTAGACAAGTCATACGAATGGGAAGACCGGGCAAGCGAAGGGCGCGCCAACCTGTTCACCTACTGCAAGGACATAGATGGAAAGTACAAGTAAAAACATCGGGACCCTCTGGACAATCGAAGAGGCAGCACGAAACATGAAAGTAACCAAAGCCAAGATAGAGAAGGCTATCCGTATCAACACCCTACCCATCCGAACCCTCGGCAATCGCACCATGCTAGACCCTCACGACGTGAAGGCATGGTACGATCAACGCTAGAGGGACGGTCGGGTGTCCGTTCTGAGGCAACAGGTGATCCCTTCCCCACCTCCGCCTCCCCCTCTCCGACGCTTAGGTATCGGAGAGGGGTTCTCAATCTTTACAAAACCCGAACATCTCTAACAACACACCACCCTCATCGGCGAGTATGATGTGGGTACACCACAGGAGGCAGCATGGCATTCGCACACCCGCGAACAAGCACCGCACACTTCGTCGTTACCACCGACGTGTACGCAGAGGTCGCGCTCACTGACCAGTTGGCGGCAGACATCGAAGCACTAGAGAACATGATTAGCAAACACATCGACAGCATCTCCGCCACGCGGGGAACACCCTTCACCGTCGGCGACATCAACTTCACCCTAAAGGAAATCTAATGGACACCAATCACCACATCCGAGAACGAGAAGCCTACGACTACATGGAAGACCCATCGTACGTCGAAGAACAGATCATCGACCGCATGGAATACTGCGCCGACGAAATGCTCACCATCCAAACAGTAACTAAAACCATGATCCAACAGGCACTACTTCGCTGGGGCATTATGGTCGAACAGAGCAACATCGTGCTGGACATCCGCGTGACCGAAGCAGAGGAAGCGATCACTTGGATCGACCACGAGCGACAGCCGGTGAACTACAACGCCATCGCGCAACACGCGCGAGGTTCAGCGATGACATTCTCACACTCCAACCAGAACCATACCGTCGGGATGCACATTCACTCGCCCGGTATGCAGATGACCATCAGGCCAAAACAGGAGAACTAAACAATGGCTACAACCATACACCTATCCGGCTACGAGTACGAGTGGGCGGCACACGTCGGCATCCGCCGCATGATCGCCCGACAAGGAAGCAAGCCAGCCTCCCACTACGCCGACAACGCACGACTAGAAGATGAACTAAAAGCAACCATCGCCACCTGCTGTTGCGAACTAGCCGTGGCTAAGGTGACTAACCGATACTGGGGCGGTCACGTCTGGGACGCGCGCGACCACGACAAGCACAAGAAGATCGCAGACGTTGGCATCAACACCGAAGTACGCCGCGTCCGCGAAGAAGGCAAGCCGTTCGCCGTCCGCTCGAGCGACGTAGACATGGACAGGCTCATGGTCGCAGCGTACGCAGATGCGCCAGACTACCGGACCGTCACTGTCTACGGCTACATGAGCGCGAACGACGCTTGGATTCTCGGCGAGCCATCCTCGTTCGACCCGGACCACACACGCTACACACCACTAGACGTACTCCAACCACTCTAATGGAAGAACGTATCTACAAACTTGGCACACTCGTGTCAGTAGATAGAGTCAAGCCGCGCAACAAGTACAGCGGACGAGAACCGTACGGAAGTTTCTACGCACCAGACGACAAGCCCTACTACAAGGAAGGGAACGCTTGGCACAGCATCGTAGACCACAAACCGTCACACGGATACGAACTACCCAACGGCATGTTCGTTCCACTGGACTACTGGGATCTACTCAGCCTGACAATGGTCAAGGAACTAGGTAAGAACAAGGGCATGGTGATCGACCCTACAGATACACGGTGGCGCAGATACCTACCACCACCACTCGTCTGG